AATATAGTAATATATTTCATTTTCATGATACGAGTGAACTCGTGTGTGATGGGTGTGGGGCTATCATAGCGACACTCATAAGCGAAGAGTTGACATATAGGGAAGAACAAGAGACATCTGAAAAGATTGTGAATTATTCGTATAAGCGTGAAAATCACTTTAACGAATGGTTATCTCAGTTTCAAGCACAAGAGACCACGAACATACCACAAGAAGTCATGGATCAGCTGAGGAATGAACTTAAGAAACTGAAAATAAAATCACTCGATGAAATCACACACGCTCGGGTGCGCAGTCTTTTGAAAAAGCTAAAAATGAACAAGTACTATGAGCACGTCCCTTACATTACAAACATATTGAGTGGTGTTAAACCTCCTAAGATGCCACAAGAACTAGAGGAACGTCTTCGTATCATGTTTAAGGACATACAAAAACCATTCGATGATAATTGTCCTTCTCATAGACGTAATTTCCTATCATATAGCTATGTATTGTATAAATTTTGTGAACTTTTGAGCGAAGATTCATATTTGCAATATTTTCCACTACTCAAAAGCAAAGAAAAGTTATATCAACAAGATCTAATATGGAAGAAGATATGTGATGATCTAAGATGGGAGTACATACCCACAATTTAAAGAAAAGGGTACTCTAAAAACATAATGAACGTGTACGAACAGTTTTGTGTAGACGAAGCGACGTTTCACCTAAACAAAGCCAATGAAATCCTGACCAAAGAAATGAAAGATCCTAAGAAATATTACGACGAAACACTCAAGAGTTACAAAGACCTCGCACGCCTATTTCCCTTTATTCTAGCAATGAGATACGCCGAACTTCACACTGACGTTCCGGAAACGGAGGAAAGTTTATCAGATACGCAGTCTTCAACCCAGTCAAGCGAAGGTAGTTACGACCCTGAATCTCGGCCGCGTCATTTAAGGTTTTAATCGTTTTGAATTCGAGGACGGTCTCGTTGTTAATGATGATATCCGCCCTCAAATTTCCAATCACATGTCCATTGAACGGAATCGGGACTATTCTCTCCGATTCGTAAGGAATGTTCTTCGAACGAAGAAGCACTTCCATCGCATTGTGATATACTCTCTCACTGTATCCGGGTCCCAGTTGAGAATATATCTCTGTGGCGTAGGTCTCAATTTCAGACATCTTATATTATTATTAAAAAATAACTCTAAACTACTTTATTAAATCGCGTAAGCAGAACCACCGTGCTTAGATTCATCGAGACCGATGACTTCCTCTTCTTCGGAGATTCTTAGCATCTTCGCACCTTTGAAAGCTCCAAAGAAGACGCCGAGCATCGTCATCGTCCAAGATGCGATGACCAAGATACCGACGATTTGTGCACCGAGAAGTTTACCACTGCCTCCGTAGAAAACACCGGCTTCATCGATACCGAAGACATCGTTGACGTATTCTCTCTTAGCCATGAAACCGACCCAAAGAACGCCGAGTGCGCCACAGAAACCGTGCATCGGGGCAGCTTCGAGTGGGTCGTCAATCTTCAATCTGAGGAGGAGATCACCCGAATATTTGATGCACACGGCACCGAGCGCACCACACAAGAGTGCCGCCCACGGTTCTGTCGTAGAGCAGCCAGCCGTGATAGACACAAGACCCGCCAAAGCACCATTACACACGGCGATGAGGTCCCAAATCTTGTCGGACTTGTAGTTGAGCGCCATCGCGGTGAGACCACCGGATGCAGCCGCGAGTGTTGTCGTCACAGCGGTTCGCGCGATGACCTTGGCGTTGTCTTCACTCATGAGTCCCAATTGAGAACCCGGATTGAAGCCGTACCAACCGACCCAAAGAATGAACGTCCCGAGAACGACGAGTGGTGCGGAGTGTCCAGGCATAGGATTCACGCGACCATCCGGAGAGAATCTCCCCTTTCTCGGACCCACCATGTATGCCCCAACGAGACCAGAAAGTCCACCGACCATATGTACGATACCAGATCCAGCAAAGTCGAGCATACCGACACCAAAGAGTTTCGCACCATTTTCTCTCCACGGACCGAGCCATCCTTCAGTGGACCAGCCCCAATGGACGACACACGGGTACACAAACGCCGTGAGAAAGAATGAATACCCGAGATACGCGACGAACTTTGTGCGTTCGGCGACAGAACCGGAAACAATAGTAGCCGCAGCGGCTGAGAAAGCCCACTGGAAGAGAAAGAATGCGACATCTCCCGGAGAAGAGATATCCTTCATGGCAAAGTTACCAGAGCCAATGAAAGAATTGGGTTTGTGACCTTCCGTCTGACCGAACGCGAATCCATATCCAAATAGGAACCACGCGACGGCACCGACGCACGCATCCAGGACATTTTTGATGAGAATGTTTTTAGTATTCTTAGTCCTGACCGAACCTGCACAAAGCATAGCGAAACCCGCTTGCATGAAAAAGACGAGATAGGCCGAGTTCAAAAGAAATTGAGCATTTGAAGCGACTTCGTGTCCTTGCACTTGTTCGGAGAGCGTTTGAAGATCCATGTTCTTCTGACAAGTAATCAAATCTCTTCCTTATGTAAGATTAACATGACGTGGTGGTGGCCATTCAGCAAAATGAAACGTTCTTTTAGTTATCTGATGGGTGAATGACTCCTAAGTCATTCACAAAATATCAAAAATCAAGACAACATGGACAGACACCATCTACTCGGCCTCCTCGACAAGCTCCAAGAAAAGTACTCCCTCCAAGACGGGGAGTACAAGGAGTTCGCCGAAGCCATCGGGGGAAAGAAGAAAACTCTCGACTTATCCCAAGTAAAAATAGTGAAGTTGACCTACGACCTGTATGAGTGTGGAGTAGAACACGGTGACGAAGAATTCTACCCAACCCTAGACTTTACGAAAAAATGTACTTGTATGTGGAACGTAGTGGAAGACGAGACGAGCTGGCACGTCTACGGAGATAAGATATACATGGGCCTGTTTAATCGTTGTGACATTCATAAGAGTGAATTAGAACTCATAGTCAAAGAGATGGAAAAGGAAAAGAGTGTTGTGAGCATGGCGAACGTGCACAACAGGAGGATTTGTATTCGACCGATCTCTGTAGAAATTATTTCTTAATAAAATGTAAGATGTCTCCCGTCCCATTCGTCGACGTCAGAAACATAACTTCCGCCTCGAGTCCTCGTTTCAAGAAGGGAATAGATGGTCTCGTGAAACAGTCAAAACATGCGATTAGTACCGGTAAGAGTACGCTCAACAAAGAACTCAAGATTTACGACCAATTCATAGCACGCGAAAAAAATTCAGGTAAGGCTGTCTACGTCAAGCTTTTCTCTGAAGTCAAGCGCATTCTGGCAGGTAAACCTGCGTCAAAGCCCAGTAGTTTAAAGAAGAAAACCCCTAAAAGTACATGACGACGTGCGGCGTGTGCTGTGAACGTTTTAATAAAACAAATCACAAAAAAGTGTCTTGTCCTTTTTGTGATTTCGAATCGTGTAGAACATGTACACAAACGTATCTACTTTCTACGAGTGAAGATGCACACTGTATGAATTGCAAAAAAGAATTCAGTCGCGATTTTGTAGATTCGTTTTGCACCAAACGGTTTCGAAACGAAGATTATAAAAAGCACATGGAGCAGGTCTTATTTGAAAGAGAACTCGCGCGTATGCCTGAAACGCAGCCATACGTACAGAGAATACTTAAACGCCGGCGCATGTCTAAACTGAGAGCTATGGTGGCAGATTTATACATAAGAATTCGAAGGAGATACATGCACATGGTTGAAACTAAAAAACCTAGGTTCGAATTTTATTTGTTGGCATCTATTTTTCTAGAAAATTCACATAGGTACATTCGTGTAGAATTAGAAAAAATTCCTTTTGGGTTGATAGATTCAACTGATGAAAAGGTTACATTTACGAGGGGGTGTCCCATGGAAGATTGCAGAGGATTTCTAGATGACTTATGGAAATGTGGTATATGCGAACGTTCGTTTTGTGAAAAATGTAACGAAACGTGTACAGAAGGACATGTGTGTAATCCAGATACAGTGAAAACGATGAAGCTTATAAACAAGGATACGAAACCATGTCCGAAGTGTTCAACTATGATTCATAAAATAGATGGATGTGCTCAGATGTGGTGTACCACGTGTCAGACGGCGTTTGATTGGAGAACAGGTGCAATAGAAAGGGGTCGCATACACAATCCACACTATTTTGAATTTCAGAAGAGATCTAGAGAAAATGGGGATATTCCATGTGGGGGAAGGCCCATGTATAGAGAACTTATCGAAAATGGGGCGCCATCTCATATAATGCAGTTAAATTACGTAATATCTACAATTGAACACCAGTTAGCCTATAGATATGGATACATGTATGAGAATAATTTACAACTCAGGATAGATTATCTCATGAATATGATATCAGATGAACAACTCAAAAGGGAACTTCAGAGACGGGACAAATACAATCATAAAATGAGTGACATACGAGATATATGCCAAATGTTTTTAGATACTGGTGGTGATCTATTGCGACAGTGGGTCGTTGAACGAGATCGAGAAAATGAAATCATAGACACAGCATTTGAATTGTGCAAGTATTTTAACATGGTGTCTAACGGAATACACTCTAGGTACAAATGCGTGATTCCTCATCATATATTTCTCGGTACAAGATAGATGTTGCTAATCGTTGTAGTAGTACTAATCATTATATTTTACATTTTTATACCTAAATATAGACCCCCCGAAATAATAAAAAATGCACTGACGCCAGAAGAATGTGAATACATAAAAACGAAGGCTGAACCGAAACTCAAAGTGTCTACATTATCTGATGATCAAAACATAGATTACCAGGTACGAAAGAGTGAAACGGCGTGGTTGGGATTCGATGATGAGAGAATACACGACATAGCACACAGGTGCTTAAAACATGTGGGCATGGAAGATTGTGATAATTGTGAGAGTCTCCAAGTCCTTCGGTACAAACCAGGTGGTTTTTATAACCCTCACCAAGATGCAAACGCGGAACACGCGAATAAAAGAAAGTACACATTCATACTCGCCTTGAATGATGAGTATGAAGGTGGAAAAACGTCGTTTCCGGTATTAAATAAATCTTATAGGCTACACAAGGGTGACGCACTTTTCTTTAATACTTTAGACACGTGGGGTCACGTGAATAAAAAGGCGTTACACGGTGGCGAGCCCGTGGAGAGTGGTGAAAAGTGGATTTGTAACCTATGGGTCCGCGAATCTAAATATCACCCCTAGCGCGCAACTTTTCGCGGTTCGCCATGTGAAGCGCCTCTACATCTGCCTTGTTTTGGCCCACGTAAGGCACGGCGTATCCTTCGTCGCACATCCACTTATTGACGTTCGTCCATTGTCCGTCTTCAGACACCCACACTTCCGCCAAAATGCGACCAAACTTCCCTCTGGAATCCCTTTCCGGGCATCTGAGTTGGATCTCGATATCATCCTTCTCAGATTCTACGGCCTTGAGACACCATTCCTTGAGCTTCTTCTTGGAGAGGA